GTAAATAAAAATGATCCTAGTAATCAAGCCCATCCTATTCGCCTTCTTGAAGTCGGATTCAGTTAAAAAGCTCGTAGTTGATCTACTTGAAGCTTATGTAAAACGTACCGATAACAAACTAGACGATCAAGCATTAGCTATTGTAAAAGAAAAACTATTTAGTTAGATGAACAAAGCCACTGAAACCCAATTCAATGAATTACATAGCCTTGTCACAAAAGAATTCCTGAAAAGGGTTAAAAGTGGCGAAGCTACTACTCAAGACTTAAAAGCAGCATGTGATTGGTTAAAGACCAATGATATTAGTGGTGTTGCTTATGATGGTAATCCATTAGATAAACTTAATAAAATTATGCCTAAAGTAGATCCCGAATTAGTACAAAGGAGGTTGTATGGCAAGAACGTTCGTGTCTAATCCTGGTAAGACCGCGAAGTACTATAGATCGAATCCAGAAGCTAGGAAAAAGCACTCTAGAGATGAGACAAAAAGAAATAATACTCCTGCTAAAAAGAAGTACCGAGCTGATCTACAAAGGCGACGTAGAGCTCTAAAAATAGACGGTAAAGGTAAAACCACTGGTGATGTAAGTCATCCAAAAATGAATGTGGAATCAACAAAGAAAAACCGCGCTAGAGGCGGAGCACAACGTAAGTAACTATGACATCTATTAATCAAAATTTTAGACGGGGTAAAGGTCTGCAAAAACAAGAAGTATCTGATGCACCAGAAGATGGTGATACTAAAACAGAACGTGGTGTGAAGTATAAACGTGTAGCAGG